TGCGCGTAAGCAATATCTTGCTCAGCGATGTCTTGAAGAATTTCTTGATCCGTCGCGCCTAACAGATCAATGCCTTGTTTGGCTTGCTCAAAAGCCAAGTCAATATAGGCTTGCGTTTCTGCACTTTCTTTCAGGCCGCTTGCCATACTTGACAGCAGCGTATTCTTGAAAGCCTCTTCCCCACTGCCGCCTAGCGCTTCAGCGGTAACAGACTTGACAATCGCGTCTTTCAGCGGCGTCGGCAGGTCAGCAAGATACGTATCGCCAAGCTGTCCAATGCCCGTGGAAAGACCAGAAGCTGCTGCTCCTGAAAAAAACGAACTAAGCACATCGCCTTCGTTCTCCGGCGTCATGGGGTTATCGCCCATGAGCAAGGACTTGATGCCCGCTTGCGTGCCGCCAACGATAGCGTTTACACCAATCTTTGCTGCTTCGGATCCAGCTACACTTTCAATAGCTTTGCCAATCTCGTCAGTGATACCGCCAGCGCTTTGTGCGATATAAGGAGTAGCGGCAGCAATTGCTGCTGATGCCAAAACTTTGTCAAGGTCGGCGCCACTTAAACCTGCGGTTGTACCTGCAATAGCCGCATTACCTAAGGCCAGTTGTCCTATTTGAGAAGTTACACCCAGTGCTGGGCCAAGTGTCGCGCCAATTGCCGCTGCGCCGCCACCGAATGTAACTATTGTTGAGATTAACGGTAAAAACTGACCTATATCTTCAAGAAAAGTTGTGCTTGTTTGCAAAGGAGTTTTTGAAGAACGTATTTCTCCTTCCGGGCCTATGACAAAAAAGTTGTATTTATTGGAGCTAATTTTTTCAGCCGCAACATCAAAACCTTCTAGCTTTTTTTGTCTTTTGAAAGCTAAAAATGCTGGATTTTCTTCATTAACTATTTCTGTCCATGGCTCACCAACTGTATCATGCGTTATGTACTTTGTGACATAAGTAGTATCAACGCCAGACTGATTTGCCCACGCTTTCCAAAAAGCATCATAGGCTTCTGGTGTAGAAACAACGGTTCTTTCTGGCGTGGTTTCAGTGCCATAAATATGTCGCAACCAATCGTTTTCATAAGCGTATTCTTCAGGGCGTACAAATGTAGCCATCATTCACCTCAAGTCAAATCCCAGAACGACAGCGAGCCGATGGCCGAGTGCGTGCCAGACAGGGCGCGGACAGCCAGCGTATAGATGTCCGACGTGCCGGCGATGGTCGATCCAATCTGCAAGTCCCAGTTGTAGTTCTCAGGCGAATCCACCGAACCGCTGACCTGCGCTCCAGACGAGGTGTAAGTGTTCCTGATGATGGTGCCACCGGTATAGCTCGTAGCAGACACGTCGTAATCCACGTTGGCGGAGTCTGAGGCCACGAATGACGCGCCGGTCAGCGTCGGGTTCTTCACCAGTACGATCTCAAACTCACCGCCTACACCAGACCCCAGCACCGAGTATCCGTCAGGAAGCACCACAGCACCAGTCCTGCCGGATGCAAGCCGAATGGAAACAAGAGGCACGAAGCTCGTGGAGATGCTAGCGTTAGCAGCAGCCATCCGGGCCACGTTCAGGTTGACACGCTTCTCGTAGCCCCCCTCACTGATGACGCTGGAGCAGATCTGCTTCAGTTTGGCTGCGGATGCAACCGCGCCGACGTTCTCCACCTCGTACCGCACCGGCAGGATGGCCGTCGTCATGTAAACGGACGTGAGGTTGTTGGCGTTGTTAAACGTGTGGCAGATGATGACCTGCCCGTTGATTACGAACCCGCAGCGAACCGATCCAACCCCCAGCCACTCAAAGTCCTGCCAGAAGATCTGCGACTTGGTCACATCCACCGTGAAACCGGAATCGCCTGTACCGTCCAGCTTGTCACCGTTCCAATCAGTTTGAGCTACAGGAGTGTCCACAGCCAGACCTGAAACATAGGTCCTGCGCACGATGTACAGCGTTGACCCGCTGCGCTCGAAGAACACGCCGTTCTGGTCGTTGAAGTAGCCCACGCGCATCCGAAGATCGGGCTGCGCCTCGCTCATCACGAACGTGTTCAACGCCAGCAGGCTCTTGCCCGGTTGGTAGGAGAACGAGCGCTTGGTCTGTCTGATAACTTTGTCGCCAAGCGCCGTGGTGGTGTTCAACTCAACCGTCGATTCGTTGGCAACGTAGGTCACTGTGCCCGAGCCGGTCAGCGCCTCATCGAAGTCATCGTTTTTCTGGTAGCGGTTCTGCGAGTCAAACAGCGTGTACGGCTGGCTCATCCGAGCGCGGCCAAAGGCATCAAGCGCAGAGCCGTAGAACTGGACGTTGACAGGTTGAGCGTTCACGATCTGCTCCAGCAAGTTGTCCAGTTGGTTGAAGTACAGCCGCAGAACCTTGAGCAGTTCATCAAAGTATGTCCTGTTGTACTCCAAACCTGGGAGCGGCAGAGCAGGTGCTCTGAACCGCTTAATGATGTTGGCCCAGATAGACACTAGCGCCTCCCGTCAGGACGCAAATCGAGGCGTGGGCTCCCAAGCTGCCATGTCGTATCAAGCTGATTTGACTCAATCTTCATCGCCAATTGACGCCCGCGTACTCGCGTGTAAACCTGCCCGGTAAATTTCTCCACCGGTATCGTCGCCGTGCGCGTGACGTTAGCGTAGCTGGTTCCACCGACAGACTGCTCAGTCCCTGGCTGGTTATAACCCGAGCCTGAGTTGGTCAGCGGGTACAGGTACATCGTGGCAGTTGGGTTGGATGCAGTAGAGCCGTTGAACGTGATGTCCGGCAGCATACGCCAGATGAACGAGAAGTTGTGTCCGTCGTCGATGTCGAACTCTGACGACAAGATGTAGGCGTTGATGGCCTCAGGAGTACCCGTTTCGTTGTCGTTCAGACCCGCTTCGTGGTTGACAAGGTTCAGGCTGTACGTAGCTGCGACAGGGTAGTCCCGCAGGCCAGAGTCAATCCATGCCGTACGTGCCATCGTGCCGTAGTACCACACATCCTCAAGGTAGTTGTAAACAACGTACCGGTCAACGGCGGTAGAGTTAGCAGAACAGTAGAACCACCAGACTTCGTTGAAACCTTCGTTGGTACCGGCAAACACTTGGTCCGCCTGGAGCATGTTGATGTCACTAAAGACATAGCGCCGCAGGTCGCAGCGCATGGTGTTGACTCGCCCGTCGTACTTGTAGAACTTGTCCACACCCATCCAGAACACCACACCGGAAGCCACAGCCACGGAGTTTGGCGAAATGATGGAGATGTTGTCCCCAAGGATCTGAGACTGCCAGACGATGGGGGCTCCGACAAACTGCAAGCCATACATGGCCGAGTCGGTCCAGACAAGAATTTCCTGCCGAGACTGAAGCTGAGCAACGATCTCTGAGCCGCGAGACAGGCGCAGATCACCGGCTTGGTTGGTCGCACCGGGCGTCCACATCGCTGCGTTTTCCTGATCAGACCACCGGATCAGCATGGGATCCAAGTACGTCTCGCCAAGCGGGTTGGTGCCAAAGCAAAGCACGAACCGAGAAGCGTCCGAAACGATGATGCCGTTTTGCACCGTAGGCACATCAGACGCGCCGGAAAGCACAGAAAGCGGCAGGCCACGGGGAGAGATGGTGTGCGTACCGGACTGCGTGCCTGTGGTGTTGATCGCTGCGCCACCGGACGTTGCAGCAAGGTTAAACGTCGTGCCGGTCGAGTTGACGACGTAGTACGTGACCCCAGGCGTAAGTCCGGTCGGCAGAGAAGCCGTGGTGAGCAGGGAGATGGGCGTGCCGTCAACCAAACTGACCGTGGTCGTTACCACCGCAGGAGTAGCAATAGTGACCGTGAAGATGACCGGCGCAAAACCAACGCTTGCATCCCAGTAGTAGACGTCCCCGCCGCGTGGTCCGTAGATCAGGTCCTCGCCGTAGTTGGCTTGGCTCCACAGACGGATCGAAACGTTTGAGACGCTGCCAAAGCCCCAGTAACCAAGGCCCCAGCCGCCACCGCCCCAGCCTGTCAAGGGAAGCGCAACAGCCGAACCAACGTGGATCTCGTATGCAGCGGCCACTGCCGTACCGCCGCCTGCCGCAACCGTGGACGAAGCAGCAGAAGCCGCCGTGATGGTGTAGGTCGTCGGAGTTGGTGTGGATTGAACTTGGTACGTGCCGTTTAGATCCAGCCCGCCGACCGTTGAGGCGTTGCTGAACGTGACAAAGTCGTTGATCTGAAACCCGCCAGCAGCGTCCGTGACGGTGACCGTGGTTGAACCGCTTGTCGTGGCAAACGGGTTGCTTAGGATGTTGGTCTCACGCAGGGGCGTGATGTCGTAGTAAGCGCCACCATTTTCGATGTAGAACTTCAGGTTGGTGCCGATTCCCATCAGGTTGAGGAACCCGAGCGTCACCCAATTCCACAGCGAACGGCAGACGCCCAAAAACGAAAACTGGGAGATACGCTCCCAGCCACCAATCTTTTCAGGTGTTCCTTGTCGAAACCTTATTTTGTCGCACTCGTAGAAGCCACCCTCACTAAAATATCGTGTATTTTCTCTATTGACTCCGGCGCGTAATTGAAGTTTTTTCAGCGGCATATTTCACCTCAAAAAGCCCGAGTGCCGTTCTTGTCAATGATAAGCGTCTGTCTGCGGTTGCGAGCGGAAAACGAAATATGTACCCAGCGGTAGTATTCGAGAATGCACTGATCGAACAACAAGGCGCTGTCCTTGATGGCTTGCACGATCTGCTCAGGCGTACCAAACTTGGGGCAGGTGAAATCCACCGCTTCACCGCTCATGTGCTGGCTGCGCGAAGAGCCCTTGATAGCCGCGTTCAACTCCGGGCTGCGGTAGGCTGAGGAGACGAGGACCGGCTTGCCGCCCAACAAGTCGCGGACGTCCTCCATGCACCGGGCGGTGGCCTTCAGCACGGGGATGAGTTCAATGGGCGGATCGTTGTCGATGCCCATGCGGGCAGCCGTCTGGCTGTCCGTGAACTCTGTAAGCGAAAAGTTGGGCGAGAGCATCATTTGGACGCGACTCCCTTGGTCTTTTCAAACGTCCTGAGGCCGCCGATACCAAGCATGCCTGAGAGTACCACCCACAGCAGATCGGTGTCCACAGACGGCG